GGTAATAATAAAGGTAATCTACAATCTGGTGAAGGTCTCTATGAGATAGCTGGAATTCAAATCAGACGTTCTAACAACCTACCATTCTTGGCAGGTACTGTTAACTCTCAGTCTGGTGAGAACAATGCTTACAATGGTGACTTCACAAATAGCTGTGGTCTCATATATCAGAAAGACGTCGCAGGTGTTGTAGAAGCAATTGGCCCTCAAGTCCAAGTGACTTCAGGGGATGTATCAGTTTTATACCAAGGAGATGTCATTCTAGGACGCCTTGCAATGGGAGCTGGAACACTTAACCCTGCTGCTGCAATTGAATTCTTGAATAACTAAGGGGGTATCATACTATGCCTTTAGTACCAGGAACATCAAAAACAATTACCAAAAATAAAGCTGTTGGCGGAGTAACATCCGTCACTATAGATCAATTTCATCCAGTTGAAACTGGTAGATCTATGCTTGCTGGTGACTATACCACACTAACAGTTGCTCAATCTAGTATAACAGAAGCTTCTCCAGGTGTATTCACGTCTACTGCTCACGGTTTATCAACAGGTGATGTAGTTACATACCATTCAGAAGGAGGTACAAATTTAGTTACTGGATCTGCTGATACAGTTGCTGATGGAACCGCTTTCTACATAGAAAAAATGTCAGCAGATACTTTTGAACTTGCTACTACAGCTGCATTAGCTGCAGCAGGTACAACATTACAAGTATCTAATGATGGTAATGATTCTCAAACATTCAGAAGAGTCATCGGTAAAGTAGTTTAAAACATACGAGGTAATTTCAAATGGCAGCATCAGTTGCAAAAGGAAACAACGGTGTCTGCACAACAGATGCAGAACGTATTTCCGTATCAAAATCATGGACTGCTACGGCAGCTGGTAGTACAGCAGCTCAGGCAGATTCCGCTGTTAAATCAGTGACAAAAGATCTTAGGATGGCTTATGCTGGACCTGAGTGTAATATCACTGCAGTTTAACATTATTCACAAGGGAGGGTTTTTACACCCTCCTTTTTTTTTATCTATATAAATAACATGACCTACCCTACATATGCTGTGTCCACAGAACTGGATGCTGTTAACCAAATACTAAGCTCCGTGGGGCAGGCACCCGTCACCACCCTGGACTTACAAAACCCTGAAGTTAGTATAGTTTTAAATACACTTAGAGAAGTGAACAAAAATATACAATCTGAAGGTTGGGTGTTTAATACTGAGCATCATTATAAATTAACTGCTGATTCAGTTACATTTGAAATACTTTACCCACAAAATGCATTACAAATAGATACTAGTAAGTATAGTCACTTCGATGATTACGACCCTGTTCGTCGTAATGGTAAATTATATGATCTAAATGAGCATACTTATGAGTGGAAAGATGGTTCTGATGCTAGAGAAATAACTTGTGATATCATATGGTATTGGGATTTTACAGAAGTACCTCCTGCTGTACAAGCTTATATAACTGCTAGAGCTGCACGTTTATGTGCTATTAGAATGGTTGGTGATAAAGAAATATATTCATTATTAGAACAAGAAGAAACAGCTGCTAGAGCTGGTGCCTTAGAGTACGAAACTAAACAAGGTGATTACTCTATCTTTGGATGGAGAGATACAGAAGATTATCATACTAGTTACCAACCTTATGCTGCCTTACGAAGATGAGTACAATCACACAGAATATACCAACATTTTTATATGGTATATCTCAACAACCTGATAATAAAAAGTCTCCTGGTCAATTAAAAAATGCTACTAATACATTCCCAGATTATGCTTTAGGAATGTTAAAGAGACCTGGTGGAAAATTTGTTGAAAAATTATACAACGCTGAAAATATCAGCACAACTGTAGCTACATTTACACATAACGGAACTGGACATGCTAGCAGAACTGTAAATAGATATGCAGCTGTAGCAGTCACTGGTGGCTCTGGATCAGGTGCAACATTCAATGTACATGCTATCGCTGTTAATGAAGTTAAAGCCTTCACGCATAACGGTGTAGCAGATAGCAGCCGAACAGCTGGGACATACTATGTAGCTAATGCTGGAGGTAGTGCTTCCGGTACTGGTGCTGACTTTAAAGTTGTTGTAAAATCTGATGGAGAACCTGTAGTTACTTTAGATGATAGAGCTACTAAAACTGGTGGAGCTGGATATGCTATAGGTGAAACGATCACTATCGCGGACGCTTCTCTAGGAAGTGGAGGTGCAGCTGCTGTTGTACTTACTGTAAGTGAAAGACATACAGCTGTTGATGTAACAGTTGAATTAGCATCAGGTGGTAAAGGATATGTAGCAGGTGAGACATTGACTATCGCTGACTCTGTATTAGGAAGTGGTGGTGGTCCTGCAATCACTGTTACTGTAGCTACTACAGGTGCTTATGGAAAATGGTTCTCAATACTTAGAGATGAGAATGAGAAATATATAGGACAATATGCAGATGATACTTTTCGAGTATGGAGTCTACTAGATGGTAGTCCTAGAAAAGTAGATATGGGAGATGATACAGGTGTCCCTGCAGGATGTAATTATACAAATTTACAAACAGATTTATTAGCCTATAATACAGCTGTAGCAGATACGGATACTAAAACAACTGCATTAAATACATCTCAATCTACTTTTGCTACAACTAATGATGGACAAGATGCAACAAAAATAGAAAATTGGGAAACAACTTTTGATTATGATACAGGTATAGGTGAGATAACTGAAATCTTAAAATCGGGTATATATCAAATTGAAACAGATAATACATATACAGTTATTAAAGATAATGTTGTAAAGAGCATTTCTAAGGAAGCATTATCTGGACCTGTTATAACATTGGTACGTGATGAAGATAATAAAGGAAGTGGTTATAGTGCAGGTACACATGCAACTACTACAACTGGAGATGGAACAGGATTAACAGTTACTATTACAGTAACAGGCGGAGTACCAGATCAATTAATCACAATAGCTACTGGAGGCGGATCAACAGTTACCACAGGTTATAAAGTAAATGATGTTATAACTATTTCTACAGGTGGTGCTAATTCTAAATGGACAGTAACAGCTATCACATGGGAAAAAGGTACTGAAAAAACTTTTGAACATCCTCATTTATCAGCATCTAATAATAGAAAATTATATTCATTAATTGAAACTGTAGCAGCAACACATAGTTCAGCACAGCTGACAACCGCTACAAACAATATGAATACAGCTCAAACTAATTATAATAATGCTGTATCAGCAGAAGCAACTGCTAAAGGAAACTATGATACTGAAGTAACTGCATGTACTATACCAGGATTACCATCCACTGGATACTTACGAGGAGCTACAGCAGATGATATAGAATTACTAACACTGAATGATTTTACATATGTCGTAAATAAAAAGAAAACTGTTGCTATGACTTCACGTGTAGTACCAGCTTTACCAACAGACGCTTTTATAGTTGTTAATGTAACAAGTTATAATTCAAAATACGAAGTAATATTAAATGGTGTAACAGTTAGTTATACTACACCACAGGATGCTTCTGCAGGTGACGCTGACGCTACAGTGATTGTAGCGGGATTAGTCAGTGCTATTAACGGTGCTGGTGGAGCTGCTGCTAGTTGTGTAGCTACTGCTGTTGGACCTGGTATACATATAACACTTGTAACATCTATTAAAGTAGCTGGTGGTCCACAAGAGAACGCTTTATATGCATTTGTAGATTCTATATCAGATATGTCTTTACTACCTATCCAATGTTTAGATGGGTATAAGGTAAAGATAGTTAATAGTGAGAGTATTTTAGCAGATGATATGTGGGTTAAATTCTCAACTAGTGGTACTAGTACTGCTGGTCCAGGTACGTGGGCAGAAAGTAATGAACCAGGTATATCATATGAATTAGATCCATTAACCATGCCTCACCAATTGGTTAGACAAGCTGATGGTTCGTTTGCTTTTGATCCTGTATCATGGGAAAATAGAGATGTAGGAGATGACGTAACTAACCCATTACCTACATTTGTAGGTGGTACTATTAGAAATATGTTTTTCTATAGAAATAGATTTGGGTTCTTAACGGGTGATACTGTAGTAATGAGTAAAGCTGGATCATTTTATGATTTCTTTGCTGGTTCTGCACAAATAGCTGCACCTGATGATCCTATTGATATCTCAGCTTCATCTACTAAACCACTATTCCTACATCATGTTAAAACATCTAGTGCTGGTTTAGTTCTATTTAGTGATAATGAACAATTCTTACTATCTACAGACTCAGATATTTTAAGTCCTGAGACAGCTAAGATTAACGCTTTATCTAATTACGAATGTGATGATCAAGTAGAACCTGTTAACTTAGGTAACTCATTAGCCTTTATTTCTAAGACACCTTTATATTCACGTTTATTTGAAATCTTTAATATAAGTACAACTGATTCACCTCAAACATTTGACCAAACAAAAATTGTACCTGAATTAGTACCAGCAACTATTGATAACGTAGCAGCATCAGCTGGTATGAGTATGATATCTTTTGGTCAAACAGGCACAAGTACATTATATCAATATAGATTTTATCAAGTAGGAGAAAAAAGAGCAGCATCTACATGGTATAAATGGGATCTTACAGGTAATTTAATTGATCAATTCTTTGATGTTAGTACCTTTTATGCTGTAGTAGCTGATGGTTCTAATATAAATGTTGTATCTATTGACCTTAGACAAGCTAGTGATACTGGTTTCTTAACTCTTTCAACAGGAGAAAAAACAGATGTATGTATGGATATGTGGAATTCAAACCCTTATAGAACATACACATCTGGTACAGATACTACTAGAGTATTCTTACCATTCACACATATCTCAGGTAAGACGTTAGCTGTATTAGCATTAGGTGGTTATATTGGTGGAGCACTTGGAGCAACAGATGCTTCTGTTGGATCTATATTACAACCAACAGTTGCAGGTTCTGCAGGTTCTGAGTATGTAGATATTAGTGGAGATTATAGAGGTAAAAACTTAATTATAGGTTATCTATATACTATGACAGTAGATTTACCAAGATTCTATTATTCTACAACAGCAGGTGATGCTCTTAGAACTGATTATACTTCTGATCTTATTATGCATAGGATTAAAGTATCTACAGGGTTAAGTGGTCCAGTTAAATATAACGTAAACCTTACTGGTATACCTGATAGAAGTCAAACAGTTAGTGTAATACAACCTGCAGCTTATCAATTAAATGATGTAGCTATGGCTGCTGATGCTGTACATACAGTACCTATACATCAACGTAATGAGAATGTATCTTTAAGTATTGTAGGTGATACACCTTTACCAGTTACTTTATTAGGTATGAATTGGGAAGGTAAATATACTAATAAATTCTATAGTCGTATCTAATGCATAAAATCAGAATCGCCACCCTATCTGATGTACCTTCAGTAGCACTAGATTTAAGGAAAGAAGATAAAAGAGAAGTGATGGAAGGGTTCGGGTTAAACCCAGCCCTTGCCCTTGCTGAATTAGTAATAAGTAATTATACAGTTATATTCTACACTCCTGACGGCAGGACTGCTGGCATGGCAGGTGTAAGTAATGATGGGTGTGTCTGGATGTTATGTACTGATGCTATTGATAAGTTTCCTATAACTTTCATTAGACAAGCACGTAATTGGTTAAATACATTACCTCATAAATTACTATATAACATAGCTGATATAAGAAATATAGAACATTTAAAATTATTAAAACACCTTGGTTTTAAGTTCCTACGGGTTATTCCGCATGGTCCTAATAACCTGTACTTTGTAGAATTTGCAAAACTAAAAGGAGGATAAATTTATGGCGTTGGATCCAATGACAACCTATGCTGTTGTTTCAGGTGGTCTATCATTTGCTAGTAATCTTTTCGGTAGATCGCAGCAAAGAAAACAAGAACAAGCTGCAGCTGCTAGACAAAAAGCTGCGGAAGATAGAGAATTCGCTAACCAAGCCGCTCAAACTGCATATAATAGTGAGTTTCAAAAACTCATGATAGATGCATATAATGATGAAACGGTTAAAGAATATGATATAAAACTAGATCAATATAAAACACAATTAGATATTAATAGAGAAGCAGCTTATGGAGCATTTGCTGCTGAACAACATAAATTAAATGAAGAATTTGCTCAAGCAGCATTTAATAGAAATGCTATGATAAAAGAATTATATAGTGTTATTGGTGCTCAACGTGCATCACGTTCTGGTAGAACTACTAGTAAATCTGCAGAAAGAGCTGATATAATCAATTCTTTAGGAGAATTTGGTAGAGCAAATATGTTAGTAAACAAATCTTTATTAAGTAAAAGGTTTGCTGCAAAACAAAGAATTGGAGCTATTGCTGGTAAGCATTATCAAAGCGATTTAAGTGCTTATAGTAAGATCCAAATACCACCTAGAATGAGAACACCTGCTACGGGAGGTGGCCCAAATCTACAATCACCTGTTGCTGCACTTAACGTACCTGGAATAGGTTTTGGAGATATACTATCTATAGGTGCTGGAGCCGCTGCTACTGGGTATCAAGCTTGGGGTCGTGCACAGAATTGGGGTCAGAAGATGGCTGACTGGAATGCCTCACAAACCACTTCCTTCTAGCGTTAAATTATTCTTATATTAATTATGGTTAAAAAGAAATTTGAAAGTAATGTACAGTTCCAAGGGGCTGGCGAAAATCTTCCAGGTTTTAGTGATAGGTATTTTGAAGTACCAGATCTCACACCTTACCTACGGGCAAATAAGGAAAGCTTGATGAAAGATTATGAACTTTCTGCTAACGAAGGTTTAGAGAAACTTAGACTAGAACAAAAACGAGATGAGGTAGTACATAGACATAACGATAGAGTTAGTGCATTATTAGATAAAAGAGAAGTTCAAAATTTAACTGATTTTTCAAAATCTTTAACAGGTATGTTACAACAACATATAGATACAAGATTTGAAGATGCTCAGTATGCAGAAATAAGACAAGAATGGGTTAATAGAACCTTAGGTGAAGGTAATAAATCATTATATGATCAGGTTTTTGAAAACAGAAAGGTAGAAAGCCAACAAGTAGGTACCATGTTAAACAATGGTTTTCCTTCATCTTCTATCTATAAATTCCAAAATACTACTGGTAATAAAAGTTTTATAGCACAAAGACTAAACATTCAACATCTAGCAGCTACTATACCTGGTTGGATGCAAGGAGAGGGTTTAGAAGCTAAACGTGATATTACTTATGGTGGTGATGCTAGAATAATACAGTTAATAAAAAACTTAGATTCTGACTTTGAATTAATTGATCCTAATACAGGTCAACCTAAACTTTTCTCTCTTTCTAGACCTGGTGAATTTTCAGGTAGTGCAGCTACTACAACTATACATAAGTTATTAAATGAACATCGTCTTAATGAAGTTTTACATTCAGTTAGCCATTTACCTCCAAAGTTATTAAATAGATATCTTTTTCCTAAATTATTAGAAACCGATACTGCTAATGCTATAGAACTAGAAAAAAATAATAGAGCACTAATTGTTCAAGAAAGAGAAGAGCAAAGTGAAAAATTATTTGAATCAGCATTAAAAATTAATGAAGGACATAAAGCATATCAAGAAGAACTTCAAGTATTAACTCAATTATACGGTGGTAGCTCAGCAGCTAGAAATCTTGCAGAGGGTAAATTATTAGAGACATATGTAAAAAATGTAAGAAATGGTTACATTGATAGTGTAGAACAGGAAGAATTTATGAACCAAGAGGTAACACGAAATGATGGCGCAGTAGTTACAATGCGTGAATTAATTGGTCATAAATTAGATACACGTTATAATATGCAAGAGATAATTAAGGAAGGCCAGGCGAATTATGCAACAGCTAAAGCAGAAGAAGTACAAGGAGCAAATGCAGTATTACAAGGTCATTTCGATCAACTACTAGCAGAAGGTGTAGTTCTTAATGAAGACCAAATTAAAGCAATTACAGCTTTACATATGGAAAGGAATCCTACTATATATACTGATCAAAGCTTACCTGAACCAGCTTTAAATGCTATAACTCAATTAACAACTAATCAAAATTTAGAAGGATATGATTGGGAAGCTGCTCTAAATTATAGAAAGGCTAAACGTGGTGGTTTTCTATTACCTGAAGATCTTGAAAACGTACCTGCTAATATACGGGACGCATTTAAAGATGACGTTCGAGACGAATTTGCACCAGATAAGGCTATGGTTTCGAAAATTGAAGGCATGGCTAGATCTATTGCTAAAACTAAGTTTACGCAAGAGGGTTTATTATTTGACGCAACTGCACAAATATATAGTGACTTATTAACAGAAGATTTTCTAAACGAATTTGTTAAAGCGCGTGAAGGTCAAGCTTCCCCAGGAACTGCATATGACATAGCATTAAGTGCAGTCATGGCAAAAAGTAAACTTCAAGATGATGAAAATCCTTATATGAGTGCAGAGATACAAGAACCTATTAAAAGATCTTTAGAAACTCTTGCATCAGCAAAAACTTCTTTATTGGAATCTAAAGATATAAATGTAAAAATAAAAGGTATAGACGCTCATATACAATTTGCTAAAGAGTGGCATGACAATGGAGGTAAAGGAGAAATACCTTCATTATTTACTAAATTAGCGCAAGCATTTAGAGGTACAACTCCAGGTGGTGTTACAGGATATGAGATGATGGCAGCTCAATTTAAAGCATATGGTTTAGGTGATATAGCTTTACCTAAAGTTATACAAGATTTTAAAAAAAATGTTAGCCCATTAACCCAAAGAAATATAAATGGTTATCAAACTCAATCTACTATAACACGAAGTATTTATGATGATCCTAAGATGATTAAAATATTAAACATTAAACCAGAAGAAATTAAACTCAAAGCTATAAACAGAAATAAAATTTTTCAACCATCATTAAATACTAATGTAAAGTTTAATATTCAATCATCTAGTAACAGTGTTTATAATAAAGAAGAAAATACTATATTTGGAGGTATTACCTAATGTCAAGATTAGATTTAGAAGCTGGACAAGAATCTTTAGATGCTACAAATGAATTAGTAAAGTCTATAGATGAAAGAGAAGAACTTGAAAAAGTTAATGCCGCCCAAGAACAACTTGAATTAGAAGAGTATCAAAATAGAAATAAACCACATGCTACCAAAGATCCAAAAGACTTTGGAGTTAGAGAAAATCTAACTGAATTAAAAAATGCTCTTGTAGGTGGTGTAAGAGATACTGGTAGTTCTATACTTACTGCACCAGAACGTATTGTTGATATGGCTTCTGGTGAAATGGCTAGAGAAATGAAGGAAGAAGGTGGTTATGAACCAGACTGGAATCCTTTAAGTGGTGATTTGAATCCTGAAACTAAAACATGGTGGGGAGCTTTAATACGTGGTGGTGTTCACTACGGAACTATGGCTATACCTATTGTTGGTTGGGCAGGTGCAACTGCTAAAGGCGTAGGTATTACTTCCAAAATAGCCAAAGCAACTGTATTAAGTCAAAATGTTTTAATACGAGGTGCTTCTGTTGGTGCTGTATCTGACTTATTCTCTGAATATTCACAAGATGCTAACGGTTTAGCTGTTGTTAGAGATAGATTTGGTTTTATTGATACACCTTTATCTACTAAAGATTCGGACCATCCTGCAATGATGACTCTTAAAAACGTTGTAGAAGGTCTTGGAATAGGTATTTTAGCTGACTTTACAGTATCAGGTATAGCAAATGCACGAGCTGCTAAAGGTATAACAGGTAAACCAGATAGAGACGCTATGAAAGCTGTCGATAAAATTGATGCTAATAGACGTGCTAAAGCTGAAAATGCTGCTAGAATCCAAATAGATAATAACTTAAGGAATGCTACTCGTCAAAAACTATTCAATAAAGGTATAGATTTTGATGGATTAGACCCAGATCAACAATTACAACAAATGGGTTTAGTAGCTAAAGCAGATCGTAGTGGTAGATATCGAAGTTGGAATCCTCCAGAAAATAATATACAACGTGCAGGTAGAAAAATTTTAGACAGAATTAGAAGTGTTAATAATCAAATTACAGAAAAAGGTAAAATTGAATTAAATGAAGACGGTTTTAGAGGCCATAAAAATAAACCTATAGGTGATCCATGGCAAGGTGCACCTACTTCTACTGGAAATGTATGGGGTGTTAGTAAGCAATTAAGGCGTATAGATTTTGAATGGGGATCTGAATTAGGTTCTACAGATAGTCTTGTAACTCCTGCTGCTGCTGAAAATTTAGCTAACAATGGTTTAGGTAAAAAAGGTATAACACCATCTATTGCTAGAGAAATATTTGGTGACGCACGCTTTAAAAAAATTGCAGAAGAACTTGAAATGCAGGGTAAATCTTTACAAGAAGGTTTCGGAGATGCATATAACAGGATGCAAGAAATTATAGGTGGACGTGATGCTGGAGAATTATCACCAGAAGATTTTTGGCGTCCTATTTTAAATGATGCTCAAGATCGTGTTGGTGATACATATAGGTGGAGTCAACAAAATGTTTTAGCTGCTGATTTAATTACAAGTTCTTTATTTAAACAATTACGTGATAGAGGTATAACTGCTAGAGAATTGATGAATATAACAGATGTTACAGATATAGACAGTTCAATGAAATATATCCGTGATAATCTGATTGTAGGTTTAGAACAAATGAAACGTTCCCAATTCTTAGTAAGTGATACTTATAAAGATTTGGTAAATCAAAGAGGTGGTAAACAACTTGTAGATCAAGCTCTTGGAGAAATACATACTACTGTTAGAAATCAAGTTGATATGATGACTGATTTAGCACGTCAATCTCCAACTGATGATTTTTTACATGCAGTATTAGAAGCCTTCTCAATGTCTAATAAAATAAATAATTGGCAAGACTTTGATAACTTCATGCATAATAGATTACTTGGTGTTACTACTGAAGATGGTATAAGACAAACAGGTGCTCTTATAAAAGAATTACAAGGTGTTATGATGAATAGCATCCTAAGTGGTCCTAAGACACCTTTAAGGGCTATTATGGGTACATCTACAGCTGTGTTCACTAGACCTATGTCTCAAGTATTAGGTGGACTAATGCGTTATGCAAGTACTGGTTTTACAGATGCTCATAGTTTAAAACAAGCTATAGGTAGTGCTAATGCTATGGTTCAAACTATACCTGAAGCTACTGAATATTTCTTTAGTCGTCTTAATAGTTATTGGAATGGAGATATATCAACTATAAAAAATAGATTTTCTGAATATAAAAATGCTGATGAGCATTGGGATTTAGTAGGACATTGGGCTGAAACAAGAGGAACTGTAGGAGAAAAAGCTGCTTACCGAACAGCTAATCTTGCTAGAGCAGCTAATCAAAATAACTTCCTTACTTATTCTACTAAGTTAATGGCAGCTACTGATGATGCTTTTACTATGATTTTAGCTCGTGCTAGAGCAAAAGAAAAAGCTATGCAGTTAGCATGGAATGCAAAAGGAGATGGTTTAATTCCTGATCTAACACCTGCTATAATTAAAGAATATGAAAGTAGATTATATGGAGAAATATTTGACCCAAGAACTGGTGTAGTTAAGGATGATCTTCTTAAATATGCAAGAGGAGAAGCAACTTTAACTAAAGATATTAGTGGTTTTGGTAAATCTATGGATGAGTTATTTAGTGCTAATCCAGCCTTAAAACCATTTTATCTATTTGCTAGAACAGGTATCAATGGTTTAGAATTATCTTTCAAACATATACCTGGATTGAATTTCTTTGTTAAAGAATTTAATGATATAGCATGGGCTAAACCTGATGATTTAAGTTCTGTAGCAAAATATGGTATAACTAACCCGCAAGAATTAATAAACGCTAAAGCTTTACAGAATGGGCGTTTAGCTATGGGTAGTGGTATTATATTTATGGCCGGACAACATTATCTAAATGGTGGTCTTACTGGTAACGGTCCAGTTGATATATCTCAAAGAAGAGTTTGGGAATCTGCAGGATGGAAACCACGTTCTATTAAGTTAGGCGATGTTTGGGTTAGTTATGATTCTTTAGAACCATTTTCAAATCTTTTAGCAGGTATCGCTGATATAGGAGATAATCAAAAATTAATGGGTCCAGAATGGGCTGAGAAAGGTTTATTAAGTTATGCTTTACTTGTTAGTAGAGGTATGGTAACAAAAACTTACCTACAAGGATTCCAACAAGTAACAGATTTATTTGGTAATAATCCTAAACAATTAGAAAAAATTGCAGCTTCTATTGCTAATAACCAGATACCTTTAGCAGGATTAAGAAATGAAATAGGTCGTGTTATTACACCAAACATGAGAGAATTGCAGTCTGGTTTTTGGGATCAAATACGGAATAGAAATTTATTTATGGAACAACTAACACCCAATAAACTACCTATTAAATATAGTATTTTAAATGGTAACCCTATTAAAGATTGGGATGTTCCTACTAGGATGTTCAATGCTATAAGTCCTATACAAATTAATTTCGATCAATCTCCAGGTCAACATTTATTATTTAGAAGTAATTATGATTTAGTTACATCTACATTAACTGCACCTGATGGTACTTCTTTACGTGAAAATCCAGAAATAAGATCACTTTTCCAACAAGCAATAGGTAAAACATTACCTGGATTGAAATTAGATAAATTATCTAAAGATCCAAAGATATTAGCATCTATTGCAGAAATGGAACAAGACCTACAAGCAGGCAGAAAGAGAATTAATCCTATGTCTTATTATCATAATAAAAAGATTAAAAAGATTTTTGACGCTGCTAGAAAGAGAGGATGGGCTTCTATTAGTAGCAATCCTGATGTAATGAATTTAATAAGAGCTAGACAATTAGAATCAGGAGCTAATTATAATAGATTAGTTAACCCAAGTAAGAGTAGAACACAATTTGATGAAGCTACAAACCTACTTGAAATGACAAACAGGTAACCTAATGGCAACAACTGAAAACAATTATACAGGAAATAATTCCACCGTATTATATTCCTTCACATTCCCATATATAGACACTACTGATATTAAGGTTTCTCTTGATTCTGTAGTGCAAACACTTACAACTCATTATACTTTAGCCAACGCTACCCAAATTCAATTCGGTTCCGCCCCTGGTACTGGTGTAAAAATAAGGATATATAGAGATACAGATACAGATAATAAAAAAGCTACGTTCTTCTCAGGTTCTGCAATTCGTTCGCAGGATCTGAATGAGAACTTAGATCAAACTTTATATGCTGTACAAGAAGCTAAAAGAGATGTAGCAGATTTCCCTACAGACCATTGGAATGTCACTACAGAAACATTAGATAGTTCTGAAACCTTTGTAGATAGTGATGATTATATAATGACTGCAGCTGCTATTGAAGATAGAATTATAGCAGGTTCTCCTGTCATTGCTGGTGTACCAACTTTAAAAACAGATGGTACAAATGATATGGTTGGTCATATCAACCTTGATAACCAGAAAGAAATGCGTTGGTATGAAACTGATGCAAATGGAGACCATTATATCGGATGGAAAGCACCTGCAGCTGTAACAGCTAATAAGGTTTTCACTCTTCCAGACGGATTCCCTTCAGTAAGTGGACATGCGCTTAAAAGTGACACTTCTGGTGTTATGTCTTGGGGTACAGCAGGTGGAGCTGTAGGTCCAGGTACTGATCAAATCTTTTGGGAAAATGATCAAACTTGTAGTGATGACTATACTATAACAAATAACAAAAACGCAGGTAGCTTTGGTCCTATAACCGTAGCAGCAGGTAAAACCGTCACTGTAGGTGCCGGAGAATATTGGACGGTAGTTTAAACTATGGCAATTACAATTAATGGTAACGGATCAATTACCGGAATCAGTGCAGGTGGATTACCTGATGGAACAGTAGATACAGACATGTTATCTGATGATGCAGTGTCAACAGCAAAAATGGCTGGACTTGCTAGAGGTAAAATTATTGTTGGTGATGCTTCTGGGAATCCGGTAGCTTTAACCGTTGGTAGTTCAGGTCAGGCATTAAAATCAGATGGTACTGATATAGCTTGGGGTGCTGATACAGGAGGTAAAATTCTTCAGTATCAACATGCAAAAGCGAATACATCTACAAATACCTATGGAACTACTTGGATAGATACTGTTTGTACTGATACGATTACTACGACGAAGTTAAACAGTAAAATATGGGTAACTGCGACATTTCTAATCTTTCACATGAAAGATACTAATGATAGTCGTGGTGGTACTAGATTAAGAAGAGATGAAGGTGGTGCTGATGAATTTGTTGATGGCAGTAATAACGGTATGTACTATCGAAAGGATGGTAATGATCAACATCAAAATAACAACTGCCGTTTTCAATATAAATCACATCATGCATGGGTAGATTCGCCTGGAAAATCTGCAGGTACTTCTATCACTTATGACTTACAAATTGCAGCTCAAAGTACTGCATCTAACCAATACATATCAATAGGAGCATGGGATATGCAATTATGGGAGCTTGACGTATGACTTTTGATCCTGAAATATTTCCTACAGCTATAGTTATTAAAGCCTTATGTCCTAATGCAGTTGTAGCTGTAGATGAAGACGAGAAGGGTAAAGAGACTATTCGTTGGATAGATATGAAGGGAGATTCAAAACCTACTGACTCCCAAATCACTGCTAAGAGAAACGAACTTAAAGCAGCATATGATTCTAAGAAATACCAAAGAGATAGAGCATCCGAATATCCTTCTGTGGTCGATCAGTTGGATGACATCTACCATAACGGTATAGATGCTTGGAAAGCCACTATTAAAACCACTAAAGATAAATATCCTAAATCATGACGAAAATTCAAAATAACGAAATTACCCATACTGGTAACTCAGGTACTTCTAATTTAGTTCTTGGATCTAGTGGTGAAGTAACACCAAGTAAATTAAAATTTGGATCTGATGCTGCTGGCGATATAGCATATTATAATGGCACAGGTTATACTAGATTAGCTAAAGGTTCTACTGGTCATTACTTAAAACAAGGTGGTTCTAATGCTCCTGAGTGGGCTGCTGTAGTTGGTGCAAATATACTTCAAATAAAAATTGATATTCAAGGTAATAGTGATATTCAATCTTCATATAGTTCAGCGACTTTAACTGATATGAACTCCGTAACTATAACTCCAACTGCTACTTCTAGTAAGTTTCTAGTTTGGTCTAGTTATAGATCATATTTCAATGGTAATGGAGATGTAGCTCATTCTGCTTCTCTTCTACGTAATGTAGCTGGTGGTGGTTTTAGTTCACTATATGCTTATGGTGCAGATACCGTCAATCAAACTTCATCAGAAGCGGCTTCACAATTTTCAGGTCACTGGTATATAGATGCACCTACCTATAGTGCAGGAAATGCTTTAATATATAAATCTCAAGCATCTTCAGCTCATGGGTCTGCTCTTAATTTAGGTAAATATACAGAATTAGTCGTAATAGAATTAGCTTCAGGTACCGCGCCATGACCTTATTAATTAAACCAACTAAAGTAGAAGCAGCAAGAGCTTTAGCAGCAAAAGCAAATTTTCATTTAAATTATGATACTGATAAAATAGTTTTTACAGATTTAAAAGGAGATTCAGAGCCTAGTGAATCAGCTATAAATACTAAATATACTGAATTACTAAATGCTTATAATGCAGAAAAATATAAAAGAGATAGGAAACCTCTTTATCCTGATATAGGAGATCAATTAGATGACCTATATAAAAAAGGAGCATTCTCTACAGATATGGCTGCAAAGATAAAAAAAGTAAAAGATGACAATCCGAAACCATGACCGGAACAGTAAAATTGATATCCGCTGGTGGCGGATCGGTGTCATTAGCGACACCTTCAACAGGTTCGAATAGAACTGTAACTTTTCCAGATTCTGATGTAAATCAACTTAGTGATGCAACCTTAACAACACAAGGGGATACGCTTTATAGAGATGGATCTGGTTTACAAAGACTAGCGAAAGGAACTGCTGGTCAAGTTTTAAAAATGAACTCAGGGGCTACGGCTCCTGAATGGGCAGCTGCAGGTGGTGCAAATGTTCTTCAAGTGAAAATGGCTTCTCAAGGTAATAGTGAAATTGAAGCTTCATATTCTTCAGGAACTTTAACTGATATGCTTTCAGTTACTATAACTCCAGCTGCTACTTCTAGTAAGTTTTTAGTTTTTGCTAATTATAGATCATATAAAAACGGTGCTGCTATCCAAGCATTGAATACAGGTCTTGTCCGAAATGTTGCTGGAGGTGGTTTTAGTGTACTATATAGTAACAATTGGGATGGTGTTCTCCAATATTCAGATGCTAATGCTAAATCAGTACATGCAAATCACTGGTATCTAGATGCACCTAGCTATAGTGCAGGGAATGCTCTGATATATAAATCTCAAGCAGCTTCAGGAAATGGAGATACTGTGGCTTTAGGGCGATTTACAGACTTACTCGTAATTGAATTAGCTTCAGGTACAGCACCATGACTTTATTAATTAAACCAACTAAAATAGAAGCAGTAAAAGCTTTAGCAGCAAATGCGACTTTTTCTTTCAATTATGATACTGATAAAATAACTTTTAATAAATTAAATGGTGATCTAGAACCTAGTGAATCAGCTATTAATGCTAAATATACTGAATTATTAAATGCTTATAATGCAGAAAAATATAAAAGAGATAGAGCAGTAGCTTATCCATCACTTCAAGAACAATTGGATCTTCAATATTGGGACCAAGTTAATGGTACCACAAAATGGAAAGAAGCTATTGCTAAAGTAAAATCAGATAACCCCAAACCTTAATATTAACGTTTTCTAATGGATTTAGGCACACCACCAGTACTACCCTATATACGCCTCCCTGATGCCCCTGATTTGAGGACTCCGACTCTTAGTATACCAACAGCGGAAATACCCTCTTACAAGGTCTTGGTGGTGCCTCCTAGCGACTTAGAAAGACCTCAAGGTACAGCAGAAGAAGAATCAACAGAAAAAGAACCTGCTCCACCACCTCCTGTACCTACAATACCTAAGATAGATATACCTGTTGTTAATATAGAAGTACCTTTACCAACAACTGAAGTCGTAGCAGCAGCTACATATGCAGCAGTAACTGCAGTAGCAGCTACAACTTTAGCTCAACCCTTCTTCGAACAAATAAAGAAGAAACTACAGAAATTTATCCAAGGTAAAATTGATAAATGGAAGGAAAAACGGAAGAAAAAAAAGGACTCCTCGGAAAGCTAAAAGATGCTGCTGAGGACCAAGAACACCAAATCCAAATCCTCGGAACTTTCGTTCGTTTAGGCGTTGTGGTTTGGAGCGGGTTCATAATTACTATGAACTACGTGGAATTACCCATGATAAAGAAAGCTGGTAACTCGGATATCACGTTCGTGGCTAGCGTCTTTACAGGAGCACTTGCGACCTTTGGCTTGTCTACTGGTAATTCAAAAGATAAAGGTCCAACAAACTGCCCTATGGCAACTAAAAAGAAGGAAGAATGAAAAAATGGATTCTTCTCTTAGCACTGTTATCACCCGCAGCCGCAAGAGCAAACACAATAACCCCTCAATTTACTCAGGGGTCAATGAACAGCACTACGACTACGACTCAAACAGTCACAGAAACTATCCAAACTCAAGTCTATGGTGGAGCATTAAACAGTTGGACTGGCAGCAATGTTACAGCAACTTCCGCCACTTCTGCAGGTATAGCTGGATCAGATACAGTATTCGATATAGAGACAGCTGGAGACGCATTTCAATTAGAAACAGTGACCAGAGCAGCCGGAGTAATAGAGCAAATCGATGTAACAAGAAACATCACAACAAACGCTACTACTACCTCCTTGTCGGTCTTCTCTCAATAGGGAATCCCGTTTTAGCTGAAGGAGAAACAAACAATACATCAAATCCCGTTGCAGCAGCTACGGGAAATGTCACCAACCAAGCGGTGCAATTCCAGAATAATGGAGCTGCTAGTAGACAGTATTTTGGACCCAATATTAGCTGTAATGGTTCTACAATGACCTTCTCTCCGTTCTACATGGGTAATCATACGAAACCATGGGAACCTGGAGATGCTGGTAGAATGGAACCTTCCAGTTATACAATGGGAGAAAATTGGGGAGCACAGATTAACTTCATGGTTCCCCTTGATAGAGAAAGTGTTAGGCAATGTAAACGTATTGCTGCACGACAAGAAGAGAAGATGAGATTAGATTATGAATTGGTACGAGCACTTAAGTGTGCAGAACTACAGCAGAAAGGGTTTACTATTAGACCTGGTTCTCCTTTAGTTCATATGTGCCATGATATAATTCCTATTTCATCTTTAATTCAAAAAGAACCCCCACCCGAACCTGTTAAAAAGAAAAGGTTCGGATTATTTTAACCCCCTAAACAAATGATCTTATTAATCAAGCCCATCCTATTCGCCTTTTTGAAGTCAGATTCTGTTAAGCAACTTGTAGTTGATCTACTTACAGCTTATGTAAAACGTACTGATAACAAACTTGATGACCAAGCATTAGAAATTGTAAAAGAAAAACTATTTAGTTAAATGGCTAAAGCCACAGAAGAACAGTTTAATGAACTGCATAACCTCGTCACTACTGAATTCCTTAAAAGGGTCAAGAGTGGCGAGGCTACTACACAAGACTTAAAAGCAGCTTGTGATTGGTTGAAAACAAACGACGTGAGTGGAGTTGCCTACGAAGGTAGTCCATTAGATAAATTGCATAGTATTATGCCAAAAGTAGATCCTGAACTAGTACATCGGAGGCTACACGGTGCGAGAAACAAGTAATCCAGGTAAGACTGCTAAACATTACAGAGGTAATGCTAAGTCTAGGGCAAAGCATGTCAAAGATAACAGTCCTGGTGGTAAATATGTCCATTCTAAAGCGTATAAAAGAAAACACGCTGCTGCAGCTAAAAGGCTTGGTACCGAAGGAACAAGTAAAGATGTTTCTATGAAAAACGGTAAAGCTACCGCTGAAAGTTTAAAGATCAACCGCGCTAGAGGCGGAGCAAAGAGGAAGTAAGTATGTCACCAAAAATTGGAGATCGAATTGTCCGTAGCCAAGAGCGATTTGTTGAAGGTATGGCACCCGGTAGTCAATATAAAAACCAACAAGGTTGGTCTGGTTGGGAATGGGACGGAACCAAATGGGTACAATATCTAAGAGGAGAACCTACTGGAAGAACAGCTAAGACTCAAGCTGATACTAACATTGCTACAAGTCTTTTAAAGAAAATGTATGTACCATTTTTCCAGGGTGCAAAAGATAAAATAAAAAAAGTTCATACATGGTCATCTAATAAAGCTTTAGAAAAGAAAGCTGAAGAATTAAAACGTATAATAGGTTCAGGTACTGAAGATAACCCTGAATTTATAGGTAGGCACAATAAAAGAGGAATGTTGAAATTAAGGCCAAATCCTAATTTTAATCCTGAAACAAATGTAACTAAAAATACAGATACAAAAACCAAAGAGAAAACAGATAATAAAACAAATAACTTTGATGTAGAAAACTATATAGATATGGCAATAGGTGAGTATAAACCAGGCACTAATACCCTTAATCGTGATCGCACTATTAAAATAGGCGGCGAATCTATTGCATCAGAACTACAAATTAATAAGGAGGACACTGCAGTAAAGAATGAGTCGCAGGTTGAGAAGAAGGAAGATAAGTATGATAAAAGTGTTGATAGACCACTTACAGCATTAGATGCAGAAGATGGTACTACTC